GGAGATAAAAAAGTAACTGATCGAACTCGGGTTCATACTCTTTCATCTTATTCATGAGTTGATAGTTCATGAAATTTTTTACTCTTGCTGACTGCTCCTCTTTTTGTCTATTAACAATACCCATAATCTGAGTATGCACAGGACCAGTAGCTGGAAGTAATTCTTTGTAAGCGTGCGCTTGAAATTGTGTTACCGCTTCTGCTAATACAGGGTGCGTTGCACCGCTCGCATTTGAGAATGGTTGTGATCTTGTTTGATATTTAAATCCTAATAGGTCTAGACCTTTTGTATAACCGTCTTCCCAGTCTTTTCTAGATGCCTTGTATTGCATATAGTTTTCATGTAGATCGGAACCTAATCTACCTAAAACCTCCTCTGGTAATAGATCTGCTAGATTATCAAAATGTTCGTTTGTGCCTGGTTGATTTACAGCTTCTGGGTCAAAACTAATTGTTGCACCACCGTCTTCTTCCTGTGTTACTTGAATATCTTCTGGTCCAACTTGTTCTTCTATATTTTCCTGAGATGCTTCTGCTATCTCTTCTTCACTAGGTAATTTTATTTCTTGCTCTACGTTTGGTAGAGACTTGTCTATTGTTGACATTATTTTTCTCCGAGTTCGAAACCACTATAGTCTTTTTTCCAGGAACATTCAACCCCTGTGGGTGAGGTCCTCTGAGTGGTGGTATTGTGGTTGTTAGCTTTTTAGTCATCCATTAACCCTAATCCTTGTATAGCAGCAGAAGCAGCTAATCCACCAATACCTGCTCTTGATAATAATCTTAGTGCTGGTTTAGATAGACCTAGACTAGCAAATTTTCTAAAAGCTGAGGGTAGTCCTCTTGTTAATCTTGGTGTTTGTTCAGCAAATATTGGATATGTATAATTAAAAGGATTTGTTGCAATATCTTCTAGTGAGTCTCCCTCAGACACCTGTCTTGTAATATCTAATGCAGCTAATGGTGCTAGCACTCCAGGTGATGCTGCAATACCAAGTCCTCTACCTATCACTCTTCCACCAGTTCTTATCAATCCTTTTTGTTCAACACCTAGTCCTCGTGATCTACTAGCTTTAATTGTTGATGGTGCACCAAGTGCTGTTGATGCAGCGAGTGATGCTCCCACCGCTGGTAGTTGATAATCTAAAATATCTGGTTTTGTCATATCTGTTGAAATAGGTTGAGTTACCATATCGACCAACATATTTTTTTGTTGATCCTCATTTGATAAATAAGTTGTTGGATCGTCGTTTCTAAATGCTTTAACTAATCCTATTCCAGCTCCTACAGCCGCACCGATACCAAATGTTTTTACGCCTGGTGATTTTGCAAAGTTTAAAACTTTTTGAAATAGTCCTTGTGGATTTTTTTGTATAGCTTCATCAAATTGACCAGCGCATCCCCCAGCATAACCACCTTTTTCAAAACTACGGGTTCCAAAAATATTACAAATATTACCGGTATTTTTTTCAAACTCTTTTCTTATGTTGGACAAATTATTTACAAGTGTGGTTCTGTACGCAGGATCTAAAACTTGTTCTATAGGTCTGCCTCCTCTAACATCTAGATTCACTCCGCTAGTCCTAGCGTATTTTTCTAAATCTAGTCCGTAAGATTCTTTCCAATTTTTTAAATCCATTTCATTATAGATTTGGGAAAGATTTTTAACATAAGCATCTCCCTTATAGTTTCCAGATACCTTTTTACCTAAGCCAGACAAATATTCTTCTGACATGTAGATGTTTCCTAAATTAGCGTTTTTAAATTTTTTAGACAGGTCTGTTCTTGTATCTCTAAAATCTTTTATTATATTTTTAGCCTCGTCAATGTTGTTATTTTTTAATGCATCAACAACAGCTTTTTGTCTATTACCTAATTTTTTTTGAAAATAATTTAATTCTTTTTGATTAAACTCTCCTTCAGCTAAATCAACAAATTGAGTATATGGAAACGCTTCATTTTTAAATTGAGCTCTCGTTCCTAAAACTTCATTTAAATTAAAACCAGTAGTTCCTTTTCCGGCATATAATGGGATTCCTTCTTTTCTTAAAATATCTTTAACATCTCTTCTAAATTTTTTAAAAGTCCCTACGTTTCTTCCAAGTCTTTCATCAATAACATCATAAACTTCATTTTGTGCTGCTGATGACCAAGGGTTTCCAAACATACCTCCCTCTGACATTTTAGCGAGTAAGGTTTTTCCAGCGTTTTTATTTACATTTATTTTTAAGCCCTCAGTTCCTCTTCTTCCTTTACCCTGTAAAACTCTTGCTAACTGAACAACAGCAGTAGCCATTGTATTATTACTTGGAGAAGTCAATCCTTGTTTTGTATAGATTTGTTTCATCCTGTCCCAAGAAGGAAGAGAGTCGCTTTGAGAAAAATCTGTAAATAAATTTTTTATTTGCTTGTCTTTTAAAATAGTATTTATATTTTCTAATGTTCTTGTTTGAATTTGCTGAGATTCTCTTGAAACATCTATTAAGTTTTTTAATTGTTTTTCTGTAGGATCTTTATAATAATTAATTTTGTTAAAGGTGACAGGAGATCTACCCTCTACAGGATTAAGTTTTTTTATTCCCTCCGCTAAAGAAGCATTAAATCTTTTTTTACCTGTTTTTATTTTTTCACCTAATTCAACTCTATTACCGTATATTTTTTCAGATAAGTCTTGTTCTGATATGTATCCTTTAGGAATAGCTTTAACTCTTTCGGACTCTTTGATACTAGCTGTAAAGTCTCTAAAAGTATCAGGTCTAAAATTTCCACCTTTTTGATCTTTAAGCCAATCACTATCAGAAATTTTATTATCTTTTAAATATTTAACAAAAGCTGCTCCATCTTGCCCTCTTGCTTTAGCATAATCAGCAGGAAGATCTGTTCGAGTAATTTTAATTTTTTTATATTTTGGTTCTCTTAATGTAAGACTAATAGAACTTGGTTTTACACCTAATTTTTTAGCTAAAGAATTTTGATTTACAAAAACAGGTCCTGGTTTTTTTAAAAGATCATCTAAGTATTTTCTAATCTTTGATAGACTTGACTCTGGTTTAGATCTTAAAAAAGCTAATTGATCTTTTATTGCTTTTGCTTTTTCATTTGAACTATATGTCTCAGTTTTTCTTACAAAATCAGTTTGATAAGTTCTAGTATAAGAAACATTTCCTCCAGTATAGGTTATTTTGTAAAGACCTGTGATAGGGTTTCCTTTTGCGTCTTTAACAATTTGTTTACTCTTAACGGCCATTACACCTCCAGGATGCCGGCAAGACCACCATTTCTAAATCCAAGTCCTACGTCTAGGCCGAGTTGTTTTTGTATATCCATGATCTCATCTGGAAATGCATCTGGGTTTCTTAATACTCTGTGTAGCTGTTGAAAGTATGCTGTCTTCTCTTTACCGACTAAACTTTTGTCAGAT